TATTATGTGATCCTCAATAGTTGATTCGCCTCCTGGCCATAGCCATTAGCGGCCGCATGGGCCAGCACTGTACCCATAACCACTGGATCGTAATTCGCATCAGCTACGACTTTCGCGGCTGCGCCAAAATAGTCCAAGGCCGCAGCGTTGTGCTCATCCTTCGCTTTCTGTACTTCGCCAGCGGTCTTATCAAGTTCAACAAAGTGCTTTTGCAGTCCGGGAATAAGCGAACCTTGCCCTGCAGCACCTAAAGATTGATAAATCCGACTGGGATCGAAGATCGGCGTGGGATTTCCGCTTGCAGTAGGCATCTGCCCGGAAGATTGTGCATTCATTGTCGGCGTTGGTGTGCCGGGTGCTCCGTTAGGTGACGGACGGAGCGCTGATTGAAAGGCCTCGTTCATGCTCTGCACTTGCTGAAGGCCCATGCGCGTTTTCTGCAGTTCCAGTTGCTTTGCCTGCGCATCGAGGTCGCCGGCGCGCAAACGTTGCTGCAACTCGGCCATTTTCTGATACGAGTCCATCGGATCCAGGTACGCCGGCCGGTTTTGCAGTGCTATGAGTGGGATTCCGTTTGTGCTCATTCGTCTTTGGCCTCGTCTTTCGGTTCGGGAACGCCTGAATTAGTTGCGATGTGCGCGAGCATCTCGTGGCCATCTGTGAACTCATGGGTCTCGGGATTACGGTCCCGCTGAGAAGCATGGTGCTCTAGCAGCCACATCGGTTTATCGGCCGTGGCTTGCGGGTGACCAAAAATGCGGATGTGATGCAAGGCCGCCTTCTGTTTGGCCTCACGTGATAGCGACGGCCCGCTGCTTTCGTTGTAGTGCATCTTTATCTCCTATACCGCGTCTTTTGTTGCTTGTCCCGGAAAGTTCGATATTCCTGGTAGGACATTTCGTCTGCCGGCTTCTGAAACCTAGTAGCTGAGCCAGAAATCGGTCGAATTGGTTCGGGTGCGTTAGAGGGCCGCCGATGTGCAGCCGGGTTCATTCTGTTCGCGAGCTGTGCGATGTGGACTAGCCCCATATGCTCCGGTAGGCTGGAAAGCTTCTGCAGTTCCTCAGGGTTCCGCGCCAGCCATGCCGCGCTCTCAACACCCCCCGGTAGGCAAAGCAGGCCGTCAAGGAGTTTCTCGGAAAGTGGGATCTGCAAAGTCTGTTGCAATTGCTGAGCGTCAACATCCGCTATTAGAGCTCTAAATTTCTCCTGGAATGGCGGCATTAGTTCCGCTCGCAACTTTTGGATTTCGATTTGCGCCGGTGCCAGGTGTTGGGACTGCTGTTGCTGGTAGTAAGAATCGCGTTCCTGTTGCTGTCGCCGAGCCGCACTGATTGCGTCCTCAGTCGCAGCCTTCCGGACAGCTGCGATGTCAATATTTTCGGGTTCCGCTTCGGCCGATGCCGACTCGGTACTGGTCACTTTTTCATAATCGGCTTCGGGGCCAGTCAATGCTTCCAGGTCACTTTCATGTTGCTTCAGCCGCTCCAGTAGCATGGAGCGTTCGCTCCGTGGGTGTTCAAAACTGACTGCGGTGGAGCCGTCGAGCTGTTCGCCATCGAATTTCGGCGCCGGAACACGGGCGAAAGTTTCATCATTGCCGGCGGCAGCTTTTACGACATCCGCGGCGTCCGTGGTGGTCGCGATCGTCAACTCATTCGGCATGTTGTCTCCTGGTGGCCAGGAGTGCAGTTTTGTATTTTCGGATCATCTCTTCATATCCATGGATCGCGAGACGGAGTTGGTCATTTTCCTGCCGCAACTCGTATTTTTCCCGGGTCAACTTGTCAACCCTTTTCTGGAATCCCGATTTGCCTGCAGACAGGAGCTGCGCGGCGCCGTTCCCATTGCCATTCTCGGGTTGAACGGTCACGATCTCAGTCACCAGCGTGCTCCCTGACTACTTCGGGCTCTTCTAGCAGCTCCTCCACTTCTTCGGGCGTTACCCCCAAGCTGAATAGCTTGCGTTTTAGACCTTCGATTTGCACATGACGCAATGTCGCAATTTCCTCCAGGTCCAAGCACTGCTTCTCAAGATTGGCGATCTGCTTTTGCTGCAATTCACGTAACTGCTGAAGCCCTTTCTCCGCCGACTGTTTGGCGTGTGGCTTCTTCCCCAATGTCAACAAACTTTGCAACGACACGCTTGCGGGAAGACTCGACTTTTTCTCCTCAATCAGAGAGTTGAGTGCTACCTCCAGCGCTTGCAGTTCTTCCGGCTCAAAATCTACGTATGCATTTTCAAAAAGCGAAATCACGGATTGGGCAATACCAGCACGCTTGGCCAACTCAAGTTGATTGATCCCGTACAAACGGCGTAGCCGCTTAACCGCACCCCCTCCGTGATCTGCCAGAGGTCCAGGTACACTCTCCGCTTGCCGAATGACGGCGCGGTCAATCGCAGCCATCACTTTCTCCACTTCTTCGGGGGTTAACTTAGCCTTGTCATGTTCCCAGCGGCTGAGTTTGGGGAGCGAAATCCCAGTCTCTTTCGCTAACACAGCAAGCGTCAGTCCGTGGCCCTTGCGCATCTTCCGAACTAAGTCTTTGTCTTTCATGTCAGGGCACCTTCTCAACTGCATCTTCTCATAAATTCCAAATTTGTCCAGAATAATATTTCTCATTTATCTTAATAGCCTAATAATAAAGAAGATATCATGTTATTCCATGCGATTTCCACAAGCGCAAAAGGTGTCTATGTTGCAAAATTATATTTCTCAGATAAGATGGGTTCAAGATGACTGAGCCCACCACAGTTCGGCGGCACGAATTTCCTTTCTTGTTCGGTGCCTCGCCTGAATTTTGGTCTGCCTGGTGGGAGATCACACTTCAGAATTGGCCGCTGCGTTCGGTGAGTCAGCAGCAGTTCAAGGAAATGGTGCGGCATGGCTGACTCCCATTTTGACCGCGGGGCACTTCCTTCAGCTCGAACCTTCTATGAGAGCGAGGTCGGCCCGCTTCGTCCAGCTGGCCGCTACCGGGCGACGGCTAATTGCCCGTTCCACAGAAGCCGGTCCGGTCGAAGCTTCAGCGTGGACCTTACGAATGGCCTCTGGTACTGCCACGGCTGCCGATTTGGCGGCGACATTCTTAAATTCGTCATGCGGCGCGATTCCTGCGACTTCAAAACCGCATGCAAAGTCCTCGGCATCTGGCGTGAAGGTATCACCCCGACAGAGCGAGTCGAGATCAATCGCCGCGCGCAAGAGCGCGAATGGAATCGACAGCGCGAGATAGAGCAGAAACAGACAGAACGCCGGGAGCGGCTGAAACTCCGCGATGAGCTACACACAACGGTGCGGATTTATTACGACCTCGACACACTGCTCCATGAGTTAGGGCCAGCGGGCCCCGAAGCCGAGAGCTGCTGGTCGGCACTACCTCCGACGCTCGATTGCTGGCGACTAGAGGAGTCCGCGTATTGCGATGCGGCAAAACTGGAAAATCCCTATGAATGAGCACGTCGGAGTACCGCTAGACTTCGGACCATCATTGTTCCATCGAGACTCCGCTTCTGCCGCGACTGGCGTCGGGATCCTTAATGACATTGAAAGCTTCCTGCGACGTTTTCTCGTGATGACGGATGCGCAATTCGCAGGCGTAACGCTATGGATAGCGCACACGCACGGATTCAAGGCGGCAATCTGGACGCCTTACTTGGCAGTGACCTCAGCCGAAAAGCGCTGCGGAAAATCCCGGGTGCTAGAAGTTGTGAGTTACCTAGTTCGCTCACCCTGGCAAACATCGGGAGCCAGTGCTGCAGGATTGTTTCGGCAAATTGAGCAGAAGCGCCCTACGTTATTGCTGGATGAAATGGACGCGCTATTCAAAGGCGATAAAGAGATGTCGCAGGCGGTCCGCGGTGTGCTCAATGCGGGCGCCCATTGCAAAGGCACCGTGGCACGCGTTGTGGGCAAAGGCACGGAGATGACCACAAAGGATTTCCACTGCTTTTGTCCCAAGGCAATCGCAGGAATCGGCCATCTTCCCGATACGGTTGCAGACCGCTCTCTCCCCATCCGCCTCAAGCGAAAGCTTCAGGGCGAGAAAGTAGAACGGCTGCGCGAAAGAACCATAGCGCCTCAAGCTGCACCACTCCGCGAGCAGATCTCTATGTGGATTGAAGAGCTGCTTCCAATTCTGAGGGACGTGGAACCAGAAATTCCGCAACAGCTAAACGACCGTCAGCAAGACGGGGCGGAATGCCTGTTGGCCATCGCGGATGCTGCTGGCGGATCCTGGCCGGCGAAGGCTCGCAAGGCGTTGGTGGAACTTTACACGGGGGAGAGCGCCGAAGATCAATCGCACACGACGACTCTGCTAGCCGACATCAGATCGATTTTCGAAGAAAACAATGGTGACCGGTTATCATCCGGCGATCTGATTACCGCACTAGTGCAAAAGGAAACCTCTCCGTGGGCGGAATGGAATCACGGCAAGCCATTGACGGCGATATCTCTTGCGCGATTGCTGAAACCATTCAGCATTGTTCCGCGCACTGTTCGCCAAGATGAGGTCACATTCAAAGGCTACCTCCGAGAGTCTTTTGAAGACGCCTTCGCCCGCTACTTACGCGCAGAATACCTATCCCCGGGTTTTGACCCGTCACACTCGTCACAATGCAGTGGTTATGCGGGTGAAACGCACTTTTTCAACCCGTCACAAAAGGATTCTGTTACGGGTCAAAAAAGCGAAGAATCGTCAATGTTTACGCGGGTTGTGACTGATGTTACGGGTCAAACTGGGGGGAATGGCTCACAACAGCTAAAAACCGTGCCGTCTTGCTCGAAATGCGGCAGCTACTATTTGCAGCGTGACGGGACTTGCATGAGCTGCACCTCCTAAACAAAATGGAACGGCTGGAAACCAACTCGGCGCCTCGAGTTCCCGCGATGGAGCGGCACTATTCGCCCGAGGAACTGGGGCAGGTCTGGGCTTTGTCTGCCGATACCGTGCGCCGGCTGTTCGAACGTGAACCGGGTGTTCTAATCATCGAGCGCAATCGCTCCCGCGCTAGGCGTTACCGCACGCTGCGGATCCCGGAATCCGTCGCCCAGCGAGTGCACAAGCGCATGAGCAACCCGAGTAGTAGAATCTGAGGCCACTATGTTGACACCTTATCGCCGTCACAAGATCACTTGCCCGCACCGTGAGAAGGGCCGCGCTTATCGCCGCTGTAGCTGTCCGATTTGGGTTGATGGTATTTTCGACGGCTCCGAGATTCGCCAATCTTTGCGCGTCCATACTTGGGAAGAAGCCGAGCGCGAATTGGAGCGGCTGAAGGCGCGTCTTATAAAGCCCGAAGAAGTCACGTCCGGGCCCACGACGCTCACACACGCATGGGATGAGTTCGAACGGGATGCGCGATCGCGGCAACTGTGCGAGCCGACGCTAAACAAGTACAAATATCTCCGCGCGGACATGGAGCGATTTGCCGCGGCTGAGGGATTACGCTTCGTCTCTGAGTTCAACCTGGAATTGCTGCGCAAGTGGCGATCGTCATGGCCTAATAAGAACCTGAGCGCACTGAAGAAGTTGGAGTTTGTTCGGTGTTTTCTGCGCTTTGCTCATGATGCGGGCTGGATCCCGGACAATCCCGCCCGGAAATTGAAATCGCCGAAGATCACGGCGAAGCAGACGCTCCCATTTAGCCGCGGAGAGATGGTCTGCATCCTCACTGCGCTTGAGACCTATGGCACGGCTGAGTCGCGCAACCGCCGGCGCATGCGGGCGCTAGTTCTACTGCTGCGGCATTCTGGGTTGCGCATCGGTGATGCCGTCACGCTCTCCCGTGAGCGCATTGATGGTGACAAGCTGTTCTTGTTCACTTCGAAAGCCGGGACGCCGGTGTACTGTCCGCTGCCGCCCTTCGTCATCACCGCGCTTGCGGCCGCGGCTGAGCCTTTCGAGCGCTTTTACTTTTGGACGGGAAACGGGAAGCCAAAGAGCATCATCAGCGATTGCCAAGAAAAATTGAAGCATCTTTTCGAACAGGCCGGGGTCGCGAATTCCCACGCGCACCGCTTCCGCGACACCTTCGCAACCGAGCTCTTGCTGGCTGGCGTTCCTCTGGAGCGGGTCTCGATTCTGCTGGGGCATTCGAGCATTCGAATCACGGAGCGACACTACTCGCCTTGGGTACGATCGCGACAGGAACAGCTCGAGCGCGATGTGCGCGGCACTTGGGGAGATCCCGAAACCAAGATCAAGGGTACATCTGAGGTACACGCGGGAAACGCTCGCCCCAACTGATTGAGCACACACCGTTTAGAATGGCGGAGGATCCAGTCCCGAGCGAACCGTTCTCTGCCAAATTCCCTGTAACAGGGGGAAATACAGGGAATTTCAAGCATTTTGGGGCGAATTCAATGGCAACTGTTCCGCCGGAAATCCATCCCAGAGCCATCCTTCAGTACCTCCGCCTCTGTTTGATGGAAAATAGAAGAGGGAATTCTAATCGGCATAACAGGGATTCAATCGGTCAGATCAAGGACACCATGCCGTGGACAAATCCGCGAAGATCAATACAAAGAATTCGACCAGGATTTAACTTGGAAAATTTTGTTCCGAGGTTCAGACGCAATAATATTTTCTGCCTTAACGTTTCTTGATATAATTCATAGGCCAATGGAGTGGCAGATTGATGTCGGTCTCCGACAAAGATCGCCGCTCCTTGGCGTTTTTTGTGTGAGGTCACATCGGTCTGCCCTTCCGCGTTTCAGAACCTACTGATACAAGGAGCTTTCCGATGAAAACCAAAGAAACCGAAGTACTTGAAACCAACGTCGCAAGCGGCCTTATTGATCGCCGGCCCGGTGATCTCAAACCGTGGCCCGGAAACCCCCGCACCCACAATGACAAGCAACTGGCCAAGCTCAAGACCAGTATCCAGAAATTCGGTTTCACCGCCCCGGTTCTGGTCGATGAAGCGGGGGTTATTCTGAGCGGACACGGCCGCGTCCAGGCGGCTAAAGCACTTGAATTTCCGACCATCCCTACCCGCGTCATTGCCGGCCTGTCCGAGGCCAAGAAACGCGCTTATGTCATCGCCGACAACAAGCTCGCCCAACTGGCGGGTTGGGACGCCACACTCCTCAAAGACGAATTGGAACTCCTGATCGCTGAAAATTTCGACATCGAGACGACCGGCTTCAGTACCGCCGAGATCGACATCCTGTTCGACGGTGCGGAAGAACCCTCCGGAAGTGATCCCGACGACCTTCAACCGGACGATATCGCGGCAGAGGTCGTTTCACGGGTGGGTGACCTGTGGCGGCTAGGGAATCACTCCCTACTCTGCGGCGATGCACTGAGTCCCGATAGTTACAAGACGATCATGCAGGGCGCTGTGGCACAGATGGTCATTAGTGACCCGCCGTACAACGTGCCGATCGATGGTCATGTCTGTGGCTCTGGGAAAATCCATCACAAAGAATTCAAAATGGCCAGCGGCGAAATGACGTCCGGTGAGTTCACGGCCTTCCTGAATACGGCGTTTTCCCATACGCACGCCTCCAGTCAGGACGGTGCCGTTCATTATTACTTCATGGACTGGCGCCATTCCATGGAAATCCAGATGGCCGCTCTGCCCTTCTTCGGCTCACCCCTTCAGCTCTGCGTCTGGGTCAAGGACAACGGGGGCATGGGGAGCTTCTACCGCAGCCAACATGAGTTGGTGTTCGTCTTTAAGAAGGGCAAGGCACCCCACATCAACAACTTTGAGCTGGGCCAGCATGGCCGCTATCGGACGAATGTGTGGACCTACTCCGGCGTCAATACCTTCAAGGGCAAAGGTTATGAACTGCTGGCCCTGCACCCGACGGTCAAACCGGTCAGTCTCATTGCTGACGCTCTCCGGGATTGCAGCCATCGCCAGGGGATCATCCTCGATCCCTTCGCGGGGAGCGGCACGATCCTGATTGCCGCCGAACGCACCGGTCGCCAGGCCAGAGCCATCGAACTCGATCCGCAGTACGTCGATGTGGGGGTCATGCGCTGGCAACGGGTCACAGGAAAAGAAGCCGTTCTGGAAGCGACCGGACAGACCTGGGACCAGGTACGGGCCAGCCGCTTGTCCGGGGCAGACATGGAGAGCGGCCATGGCCTATGAGATCGGATACCGGCGCCCACCTGAGAGCGGGCGCTTCAAAAAGGGAAAATCCGGCAATCCCAAGGGCCGCCCGAAGGGTTCAACCAACTTTCTGACAATTCTGGAACAGGAGCTCGGTCAGTCCATCGTCGTCAACGAAAACGGCAAGAAGAAAACCATTACCCGTATGCAGGCCATGGTGAAACGGATCGTGGCCGGTGCCCTGCAGGGCGACCTGAAGGCGTTGATGACCCTGTTCGAGATCCTGCGTCGCACCGGCAAGTTTGAGGAATCCGGTGTCGAGGCCCTGCTCCCGGACAACTACCAAAGCGTCCTCGATTCCTATGTCACTCAGCGGCAACAAGCCGGCAGCACGAAATTAACGAAGAGTTCAGAGACTTGATCATGCAATTTAGCGATAAAGAAGCTTATTGGGCCGCCGTCAGATTGGACCTTAACGTCTTTCTGTCGCAGTCGTTCAACACCATTTATCCGGGCAAGGCATTCCTGGATAACTGGCACATTCACGCCATCGTCCACAGCCTGGAACTCAGCATTGAGGGAGAGCAACCACGGCTGATCATTAACCTGCCACCCCGGCAACTCAAGTCCTTCATCACCTCGGTCGTCCTGCCCGCCTTCATTCTGGGCCAGGATCCCAGCGCAAAGATCATCTGTATCAGCTATTCCGATGAGTTGGCCAAAACGCTCGCACGCGATTTTAAGCGCATTGTGGAAAGCGCGTGGTACCCCAAAATCTTCCCGCATGTCCAGCCCACTAAAACCACCGAGAACGAGTTTGTAACCGATCAGGGTGGCTTCCGTTACGCGACCTCGGTCGGCGGGACGTTGACCGGGCGAGGGGGCGATTTCATCATCATTGACGACCCGATCAAGCCCGAAGAGGCGAATTCGGACAGCACGCGCAAAAAAGCCAACGACTGGTTCCAGAGCACCCTGTTCAGCCGGCTCGATGACAAGAAACGCAGCGTGATGATCATTGTCATGCAGCGCCTGCACGTCAATGATCTGACCGGGTTTGCACAGGACAGCGGCGGCTTCAAGAAACTCTCCTTCCCGGCCATTGCCACCGGCGATGCGTTCATTCCGGTCAGTGCTACGGACACCTATTACCGCAAAGATGGTGAACCCCTGCATGCCGAGTACGAGGATCTGAATACGCTGGAACGGATCCGCAACCAGATCGGTACGTACAACTTTGTATCGCAATACCAGCAAAGCCCGGAGACACCGAGCGGCGGATTGATCAAGCGGAAATATATTCACATCGTTGATCACTGTCCCAAGATCAGACCAGACGGCTATTGGTGGGTCAGCATCGACTCTGCCTTGTCAACATCGGAAACGGCAGACTATTCTGCGCTCACGCTGGGCTATTCCAACAGCGACGGCCACTTTGTTCTCTATGTTGAGCGCGGCCGCTGGGATTACGAAATGCTGAAATGCAAGGCATTATCCTATGTCCGCCGTTTCGGTGACGACGTGATTTTCATTGTCGAAGCCGCCGGCAGTGGTATTTCACTGATCGAGTATATGAGGAAAGCCCAGCTGCGCTGTTTCCATCACCAAGCCAAACATGACAAGGTCGAACGGGCCTCCTTGGTGTTGCCACTCTTTCTGGCTGGACGTGTTCATATTTGCACCGTGAAATCGCACAATGGCTGGGTGGAGGAGTTCATCAACGAACTGTTGACCTTTCCGAACGGACGGCACGACGATCAGGTCGATAGCCTGGTGCAGGCATTGCGCTGGGCGGAGCCACGGGTCAATCCAGGTGGAAGGTATTATCTTGTGTAACGATTTCTCCGCTGATAGGTCAGCAGAGAAATACGGTTGCGTTTCGCGCCAAGCCAGCGCTGGGCTATGAAGTAGCAATCCCTCCAACCGGCATTTAGCCAATTGCTCGTGAAACTGGCACATCGAAAAAGTAGCAGAGGAATTGCAGAAGTGCAGGCGAGGTGAGACCAAGCGACTGATCACATCAGTGTGCCACCCCGTTCGTTGAAGTCTCACTGCGCCTCAGTCGCATTGTTGACTGGCTCGTTGGCCATAATGCCGCGGAACAGATAATTGCGACCAGTTATGGCCAAGACCTGGCAGACAAGCACGCTCTCGATTGCCGAACCATAATGATGAGTTCATGGTATCAGCGAGCTTTTGCGACACGGCTCAACTCTATCCGGCCAGCCGTAAACGATTTCAAAAGCACGAAAAATGGATTCCGTCTGTCGATTTCGATCGGGGGCGCCGCCATTGGTAGAGGGGCACAGTTCATCATTATCGATGATCCTCTCAAGCCAGACGATGCGCTTTCTGATACGCAACGAAGGCTGTAAATGACTGGTTTGATCACACGCTACTTACTCGCCTCAATAATTAAACAGAGCGGCTGCATCATCATAATTATGCAGCGCTTGCACGAGGACGATTTGGTTGGCCACCTCCTCGATCGTGGATTCGGCAACTGGAAAGTACTACGATTTCCCGCTATCGCCGAAGAGGACGAAGTGCACGAAATTAGGACGCCGTTCGGCGGTATACGACAAGTCATACGGCGCGCAGGTGAGGCCTTGCACCCGGAGCGAGAGCCGTTAGATGTCCTACACGAGATCCGCCTACGCAAGGTGAATACAACTTTGCTGGCCAATATGAGCAGGCACCCGCTCCTTTTGGTGGTGGAATGGTCAAATCTGAGTGGTTCAAAACCTTCAGTTTGGAGGAATCCAATCTGCAGTTTCAAACGATCCTCCAAAGCTGGGACACCGCCAATAAGCCTGGCGAGTTGAGTGATTTCAGTGTTTGCACGACGTGGGGAATTATTGAAAAACACTTATATCTGCTGCACGTATACCGCACGCGCGTTGACTATCCGGAACTGAAGTGTGCCGTGCGAGAGCAGGCTGACGCTTTTCAGGCCAACGTAATAATGATTGAGGACCGGGCTTCTGGTACGCAACTACTTCAGGAGTTGGTCCACGAGGGAGTCTATGCGGCGCAGTCCTATAAGCCAACGATGGATAAAATCATGTGCCTTCACACAGTCTGCAACACCATCGAGAATGGTTTTGTTTACGTTCCCGAAAAGCCGAATGGCTTGCAACCTATTTGCATAAACTCGTAACTTTTCTAAGGGTAAGTACGACGACCAGACAGATTCGACATCGCAAGCACTGGATTGGGCAAAACAAAAAGACTTTGTACATACAGTTGCAATTTTTAATGCTCTTACTGGTGAATGCATCTATTGAGAAGTGCTGCCATCGTTCTCACGGGAGTCCATGACGAATCTTTCGTCCGTGCGAAGTCCAGATTGCACGAAGCGTGTCTCATAGCGGCCGCAGCCATTACTTCCGAACCAATGTTATGGTCCGACACTCCCGATCTAGAGCCGCCCTCCTCCAAGTTTCCCTGCACAGTGTCTCGCCAGATCGAGCGCGTTAGTTGCAACCAAAGTGGACACCGGAGCTTTTCCGGAGCCAGTGACGTACCGCGGAAGCTGGTGCCGCACTCAGGCACGTCGCCAATCCATCCAACAAGTAAACGAGCAAAGGCCGGATCTGTCGACACCCGGCAATCAGCGAACTTCAAAATTGGTGTGAGTCTTTGCCGATTGAGCAGTACACCATGGGGCGATCACCGGATATTTCGCTACTATACTATAAGGATAACGCCGAGGAAAAAAGTGTTCTCGATCAAGATGAGCCAGAATCCACTTGACAGTCTGCCCGACCAGAGCGTCACTGTTGAGTGCCGGAGAACGGGAGACTCCGGCCGAATATGGACCTCTCTGAACGCCTGAAATCACTCCCCGCAATGGACAAACCTGCTCTTTGCAAGCTCTGGAGTGAGCTGTTCAAGGAATCCATTCCAGTCGGCGTACGGCGGGAATTGGTGGTTCGCATCCTCGCCTACAGGCTGCAGGAACAAGCCTTTGGCGGCCTCAGCCTCGCCAGCCGTCGCCGCCTGCGGCAGATCGCGGCCCAGGTTGAAAGCGGAAAAGCCAACCCAATTGCAGAGCCCCAGCGCATAAAGGCCGGAACTCGTCTGCTTCGCGAGTGGCAGGGCAGAAAGCATATTGTGACTGCTGCCCAGACCGGCTATGAATATCAGGGTACCCGGTACGGCAGTCTGTCCGAGATCGCCCGACATATCACGGGCACTCGGTGGTCCGGGCCACTCTTTTTCGGCTTGAAAGCGGCCGGTCCGAAGCGGAATGGAGCACGAAATGGCCGCTGAGACGAAGGCCATTCTTCGCTGCGCGATTTACACGCGGAAATCATCCGAGGAGGGTCTAGAGCAGTCCTTCAATTCTCTCGACGCCCAACGCGAAGCCTGTCACGCTTACATCCTAAGCCAACGCCATGAGGGGTGGCGGAACGTGGATCGCCGATACGATGATGGCGGGTACTCCGGGGGATCGATGGAACGTCCCGGTCTAACGCGCTTGCTTCAGGATATCGATGCCGGACGGATCGACACCATCGTTGTATATAAGGTGGATCGTCTCACTCGGTCCCTCGCCGATTTCGCCAAAATGATCGAGCGGTTCGACGCCGGCAGCGTTTCCTTCGTCTCGGTTACGCAGCAATTTAATACCACCACCTCCATGGGCCGGCTCACCCTAAACATCTTGCTCTCCTTCGCTCAATTTGAGCGCGACGTAACGGGCGAGCGCATCCGGGACAAGATTGCTGCCTCCAAACGCCGGGGCATGTGGATGGGAGGGACGATCCCGCTCGGCTACGATCTCCAAGACCGAAAATTGATTGTCAATCCAAAGGAAGCTGATCGGGTGCGGGAGATTTTCACGCTCTACCTAGAGCTGGGATGCGTAGCGAAACTCAAGATGCACCTCGACCGCAACAACATCATAAGCAAAGTGCGGATTAGCACAGCGGGGAACAAGTCAGGCGGAGCCAGCTATTCGCGGGGTTCCCTCTATGACATTCTGCAAAATCGCATTTATGTCGGCGAGATTACCCACCATAACGAATCATTCACGGGCGAGCACCAGGCCATCCTCGCACAGGAGCTCTGGGACAAGGTTCAGGCCCGTCTGGCTGCCAATAATCAGGCACGGCGGAACGGAACCAGTGCAAAATGCCCGAGCCTGCTTTCAGCCCTAATCTATGACGAGCAGGGTAATCGCTTCACTCCTTCGCACTCAGTCAAGAATGGAAAAAGGTATCGCTACTATGTTTCCCAGGCTGCCATTCACCAGCACCATGGAGCCAAGGGTCCAAGCAGGATTCCAGCCCACGAAATTGAGGATCTAGTTTGTGGGAGGCTGCGGACGCTCTTGGGCGGGCCGAACGAGTTGCACAAAATCGTTACTTCGCTCACGGACGAACTTATGGATGCGCAAGTTGTCATCGGCGCTGGCCAAGCGCTTTCAAGTGCATGGGAATCCGAGTCTTCAGTATCAATACGTGAATTCCTCAATGACGTTGTTGCGCGCGTTGTGGTACTTGAGACAGGTATCCAGGTTCTGGTCAGAACGGGAGCACTGATCCGAGAACTATTGCGGGACCCAGGTTCACCGCGCAAAGTGGAAGTGCGAAAGATTTTCCCGGCAGACAAGGCGGAGGATCTTGTGATTCTCAATATTGACACCAGACTGAAACGCTGCGGCGGTGAAGTTCGGTTGGTTTTTCCTGCCGATTCGACGGGTGAAACGAAAACGTGCCCACGCCGTTTACCTTCTCTAATCAAGGCAATTGCACGAGCTCACGACTGGTATGAGAAGATCGTCGCCGGGGCAATGACGGGGTGCCGCTCGATCGGCAAAGCAACTGGGCTCGACGAACGGTATGTCGCGCAAGTTCTCCATGCGGCATTCCTGTCTCCCGACATCGTAGAAGCGATCTTGGATGGTCAGCAGCCTGTAGATCTCACAATGGAGAAGCTTAGGAAGCGACCGCCGGTTGACTGGCAAGAACAGCGAACGCGACTCGGATTCAAGTAGGCTTTGAACCTCCGACCCCCTGGTCCCGAAACGGCCACAGGAACACTATCTCATTGATTCGCTTAGCTCGGTTCTGCGTCATGGACCACGGTTTTACCCCGTTTTCGGCAGCAAATGGACCCAAATTGGACCCGAGTTTTTGGCTCCCTCGTCATGTGCTGTTTTTAGGTCAATGAGCTCTATAAAAGCAGTTGACTGCGCCAGGGGCGGAGTCACTGGTGCCAAAAACTTGTCTCGAGCTGCCGCTATTTGCAATTCTGGTCTCGGATCAGATTCGGCAAGCTAAGGCCGACTTCCAACTGGTGCC